CGAGCGTGATTGTGAACATGCAAACACTTCACTTACTCATATTCTTAATAACTGACGTTTATCAAGATTTCAACTATCTACCAATAATCGTCTGTAATGCCTCTATAGTGTGCGCTAGGGCTCAGTATACCTATTAACTGTTAGAGGGGCCTTAGAGAGGCTTCTAGGCGTGTCTAAGAGCGTTATAGCCGCACTGTCCTATTGAGTTAGGGGTGGCAGACAGATCACTTGATATCTACCCTAGTGTCACCATATCAACACACCACTACATATAGCGTTATACCTACTCCCTAGCTATTACTAACCAGCTATCCCCAGTACTCCACCGCTACTAATTAGTATACAACTGGCTAGCAGTACACTACATACAGTGTTGTCTGTTGTTATACGGTATGAGTCCTTGATCGCAAGAGGGGGGCACTGGGGGTGATTACGAGACCCTCTGGCGATATAAGGCTTGTTAAATTTATGTCAAAAATTAAGGAGGCCCCTCCAGAATAACCTGTAAGGGGCTTGTATTTCTTCTTAAGGTGTTTGTACCTCTTCTTAGCCTGACGGACCTTCTGGGGCTTCTTAGACCCCTTAGAGTACCGTTTACCTTGTTCCCGTGGACCAGTACGACTATACATGACTTAGCGCTGCACAGACACTAGGTAGATGCTCTTGGAGAAGCTTATAGGCCCCTTCTGCAATCATCCTATGTTCCAGTTGTGTCCCATTACCACAACGTAGTTGACAGTAATGAATCCAAGACCGGATAGTACCGTTCATATACAGTCTAGTAGGTGTAGCTAGGGGTAGTACATCTCTAGCACATTCTTTAGCTACACCAAGTTCAAGCAGTCGATCATAGGCCCTATAGGCCGTTACAAAGGCTTGAGAGACCAGTTTATCAGTCTCATGAAGTACCTCTAGCGGTAAGTCATCAATACTGTTCTGACGGTTCTTAGTATCTTGCCTACGCATCTCTGGTAGTTCAGGTCTGAGTTGTACCTCTGCGTAGCGTTGACTAAACTCCTGGAAGGAAAAGCTCCTATGCCTTAGGATCTGTGCTGCTATACTCCTAGTAGTGTTAATCTCTATACACATATTAACCATCTCAAAGGGAGACCAATGTTGATGCTCGATTAGATACCTAATGAGTCGTTGGGAGGTCTCAGTGTTTGACTGGTTAGCTGGGTTACTTACCCTAGCCATGTAGGTAATAAGTTCTTCAGCGTTAGGAGTAATGTGAATAAGTTTGACTTGGTGGGTAGTCATTTATGATCTAATTGGTTGTAAGCGGATGGACGAATGTCATCGTAGTTAGATGGGATATAGCGATGCCGAGTAGATACCGTATAACCATCATCATCAAATGATTGTTGCTTTAACTCACTATAAGTTTGTACTGCTCTAAAGACATGTGTAGGTGTCTTACGATATGTTCTACTCATACGTTAACGGAAGTGAGGAGAGAGTTAATAACAGTAGTGACGGTAGTGGGAGGAGCTGCGCTCCTAATCCCTCACAGTACTCACAGTATTAACCGTAAATAGTGTAGGTTAGTGGAAGTTTGTGTCTTTTGGTTATACAGTACTTACGGTAATAACCGCCTACGGCGTGTTCTACAGTAAAGAAGATATAACCCCCTCTAGAAAGACTTATGTTAACTTCCCCAAGGTTAACTGTCTAGAGAGTAATAGTAGCTGGTGAACAAAGATAAAGGAAGGAATAGATGTGTCTTAGTTTACTAAGGCATGTCTATTCCTTACCCCTCGGAGAAAGTGGTCCACCCTCCACTCTCCCCTTAATCGGGTGGGATCTGTTTAGGTTGCGGCTTAGCAGCCACTAGACCCATGTAGGAATAGAGCTTTTCGTCTTACCTCTAGCCTTTCGTCTTTGATCTAAATTCATCCCAAAGACTAAGTGATTTGTAGCAGCTTGAGGGTCATCTAGGAATGTGTCTAATACGTCTTGCCACTCTTCCTGTTTACGCATTTTAACAGCTTCATAAGCACTAATGCCCATAGCATCTGTGAAATACTTAACACCTTGTGCTAATGAGTCTAATCTGTCGTCATGTTTAACTGCCCCCTTCTCACGACACATTCTACTCATTTGGTAGAAGAGCATATAAAGTAAACGCTCCTCTGGTGGTGCATCCTTATTGGAAGAGTAATCCCACTCTACCACCGACCTATCAACGATAAGTTTATGTTGATTCATGATAGGTTCTAGGGCATCAATGATACGATCTTCTTTACGTACATTAGCCCGTACTTCCTCTACGTCTATTGCTTGTTTAGTTTGTTGGAGGTGCTTCTTAAACAGTTCTGCGACGATACCGTCTCCGAAGTTTGTTTCGATGAGTAATTTAGTAACATTGTACCGCTTACACCCACGCAAGATGTCAAGAAGTGTATTGTCGCTATAACCGTCGCGATAAGCTCGTACTTCGTGAACGTAGAGAAACCCATTCTTTTGACTTATGTATGTTGCTGCTGTTTCATCACTTCCCCTACCACTTGGGTCTACGGAGCAGATGGTCTCGGTGTAGTCACTCCAGTCACCCTGAAGTTGCATAGGAGAATAGAAGTAATCTCCAGGTAGTCCTACGGTGGGGAGATCTTTGAGGACATTACGAGGATCAGAACACCACACCACAGCATCAGGTGCTTGAGTCGGATTAACAGAGGTAATGACAAGATCACTAAATTTAAGTGGGAACTTCTCTGCATCACTAAGTGTTGTGTCTAGCTGAAACTGCAGCATGAAGTTACTACGACCCATAGCAGCTTCACGTTCTACTAGGTCATCACTAGTAAAGCGATCAGGGTCTGTTGGTGCCCACTCCTCGACACCCATCTCAATGTCTTCTACAATCTGTGGGGATAGTAGACCTTCGTACTGAGATAGTTTATCCTTACGTGGATACCGAGCTGGCCAGACAAAGGGTCGGTAGTTACGTTCGGCTAGTTTGCGGTAGATAGTGAAGGTAGTCTGTGGTGTACCAAGGTACATGATACGACTGTCCTTCTTGGGTGTTAAAATGGACTCAGCCTCAGTACAGAGTTGCAATAGCTTCTCACGCATCATCTCAGTCATACTGTTACCAGGCACCTCAATGTCATCAAGAATCATCAAGTCGGCCCTGGAGCCTGTCAATTGACCGGTAATACCAACACTCTTAACGGATGGTGCTTGGTGAGGTGAACAGTTAACATCAAAGCTAATACGGCTCCATCGACTATCATCACTCTTAGGTCTAAGGTGCACTAGCCATGGTGTCTCAATGATCAGCTTCTGAAGGAAGATAGACATGTTATCAGCACGCTCCTTAGAAGCCGAGATGATCATGATCTTCTTCTCAGGGTCATTGAAAAGTGTCCACAACACAAACGCCCCAGTAATCCAGCTTTTACCGACTCCTCGGAAGGCTTGAATCTGTAGTCGTTTAGGTCCGTGTTGTAAGTAGTCAGCAATGGCGTACTGTGCTCGGGTTGGCGAAGGAAGATCAAGCTGCTGCCACAGTGCTTGTAGAAACAGCTTGAAATCATCCTTGAGTGCATCAAGGACGTTCATCATACACCTTTCAACTTGCCAAATGACATTCCATATTGGGAATACATTTTGTTCATTCGTTCAAGTTCTTTACCTGCAGCCTTAGTGCCTTGACGACGCAATGTTTCAGCGTGATCTTTAAGGATTTGACGATCAGAATCACTAAGGTAACCAGCAATCTTCATCTCATTGCGCTTAGAAGCAGCTGTATTGGATGTTTTCATGGATTATGGTAGAATATACGTAAGAGCGCCTAGAGGCCCCTTGTAGAGGCTACTAGGCACCAATGGTGAAGGTTTAATCAGCAAGCTTTACTCGCGGTTTGATGTAGGCATTGTGGATACGTTCCACACGACCAATACCAGAAGTAATAGAGCGTAGTTGTTGTTGAGGATCCTTAGGTCTAATCCTCATCTCAGGATCATACGGCATGTTCATCAATGCCCCGATATTAAGTGAAGCATTTTTGGCTGGGAAGTAACCATGCCCCACTTGAGCACGACCCATAGGATTTTGACCGTTGATGTATCCAATCTTTAGGTCACGCAGTAGTTGTTGTATCTTCTCTTGAATAGTTTGTTGTTTAGGGTTAGGCATCAGATGTCCCTATTACCAAATACTTTACTAAAAGCACTTCTAATAGGATTAACAATAAAGTACTGCGCTTCATTCGTAATCCTAGCACCTACTGGGTTAATTACTTTATTAACCTTGGGCATTAAGTTAGTAACTTGTTGTACCGTCTGTTGTATGGCTTGCTGTTGTTGTTTAGTAGCAGCACCCATGCCACGTTTAACTTCACGCCATTGACCACCTTTTTGCTCTAAACCATAACCAGGTTTATCCATTAAGGTATTGGTATCAGTGTTAAGTGGCCGCAACTTACCACCAACATTTACCATGGTAATAGCTGGCTCAGGAGCACCTTGGATATCACCAAGAGGTGTTAGTGATTCAGCAGCAGCAGGGATGGCTTCAGCTGGGTTATCACTTAGTAAAGCTGTGGCAATACCTAGTCCAGCTGCTATGGGACCAGCTTGCCTCAGTATTTTACTACTTTTAGGCGGCATAGAAATAGTAGGCGCAGTCGGAGCAGGTACTACAGTCGGGCCTTTAGCAAACGGACGAGTTTTATTGACTATCTGCTCAACTCTACTCGGATCAACTCCAGCATTAAGTAGTTTAGATGTAAGCTCTTCCCTAGTGGATTGAGTTGTTTTAATAGTCCTTTCAAAGCCACTTGGAGATACAGCAGTAGCTTTTACGTCCTTTGGCATTGGAGTTCTAGGTACCCCTTGTTGGATAACTCGAACAGGAGTCCCAATAGACTGAGTAGGATCCATAATAATGGACATACTGTTTGCCTGATTAATAGCTTGCCTAGGACCACTGGCCCCCATTTGAGCCATTAACTCATCACGTCTACGTTGCTGTGCTGGTAAAGCGGCTTCACTTACACCAGGAGTTTTATCAATCGCAGGACCCATGGAATACGACTGACCAGATCTACGCGCAAGCGTTTGTGTATTACTCTCGTCAGCGGCCATCATTGCACCAGGCCATTGAGTAGAACGTGGGTTGATAGTTAATCCCCTACGGTCAAGATCTTCGTTGTAGTAAGCAGCTTCAGCAGTAGGAGCTGCATTCATTTCGTACATAACATCAGGATGGAACCTGGGGTTACCAGCAAGTCCAGCATGACCATGTACGTTATAGTGACCAAGTTCTGGCCAAAGGTCCATTAAGTTAGTACTTCCACCAGATTGGGATGCAGAGAATCCATGACCCCTTTGAATTTGCATTCCCTGATCCCTAGGATCTCCACGCCCTAAAAACGAAGTCAAAAAGTTCCTGACTTGAGTGGCTTCATCTCTAGCACTGATAGCCATTGGATCATAAGCCGCTTTCTTCTTATAATCCCCCCATCCATCCTTTAATTGACCGCGAAAATTATCAACAGCAGCATTGCCTTGTACAACTCTAAGATCACGCTCAGCTATGGGATGAATGTCTTCATTTACAGCCCTAGGGTTAAACCCACGCCTTTCACCAGTGTTACGGTCAGCAACAACATCAAAATAATAATTACCTATAACATTTTGATATGTCAAACCTAAAGCCTTTCGAGCTTTATCTGGCTTTACTCCTTTATCAACTTCTTTTAGGAAAGCTTGCTCAGCTTCAGCCCAGCTTTTAAAGTTTGAAGGAATGCGACCTGTTTGTTGCGACTCTTTAAACAGTTTATTGGGCTGTGTACGGAGCGTAGAACGTTGACCGATAACTGGCCCACCGGTACGTTGGTAAAACTGCTGTTGTGCTTTTAATTCTTCTTCACTGAGAGCCACAACTCAGCTCCCAACTACATTGGACCCGCCTTTGTCCATGTTATTCTTACGCTTACGCTCCTCACGTTCCATGATCTCGCGTTGACGCTGATTACTTATCATGTCTTCACGTCCAGCACCACGACGTTGACGAGGTTTAGCTCTTTCCTTAGGTGATTGAGCTTCTTTGTATTCTTGAAGGTTAGCTTTCGAGATAGGAGCACCTTGGTACTTAGACCCATCTACCTTTGTTTTTGCCTTATAACCACCATCTTGAAAGTTCTTAGATGTGTCCTTAGCTTTCATAGCCTTAGAGCCCATCTCTGATTTAGTATCACGACCTTGGCGTTTTTGAGATGCTTCGATCATTTGTTTGATCTCCTCACGCATCTGCTTAAGTGTCTTCTTTTTGTCCATGATTACCGAATGTGTGATAGAATTAATGTTTCCCTATTAGTAGGACCAAATGTGTCCCTCATCCATTGTAGCCAATTACTACTTCCTTTAGCCTGATTGCATTTCCTACAGCTGGGTACCAAATTTGAAGTAAGGTCTTCGCCACCAAGACACTTAGGGCGAACGTGGTCAAGTGTAAGTTCATGTAGTTCATAAGTTTCTCCGCAGTATACGCATTGACAATTAAAGTATTCCTTAATTGCACGACGGTGTAGCCTTTTTGCTTCAGAGCTTGTCATCGTTATTAGGTTGTGGAGGTAGTGATCAGGACTAGGCAGGAGTGGAGTCATGTTACAGGATCAGGAAGTCATCCATACTTCTTACCCTTACGTGGGCGGGTACGATTAGCTTTAGGTGATTCTAACTTGCCTTTATTAGGACCAGTATGGGAAGCATCCATACCATCACCATTACCATAAGTACCAAGCTTACGGTTTAGCTTATTTGCGTTAGTACGGATCTTAAGCCCTTCTTTTGTTTTATTATATTTAGCCTGTTGCTTAAGACGTTTAGCCTTAGCCTCAGGGTTAGACTTGTAATAATTAGATGTGCGACTTGCCATACAACCTCTTCTGGATAAGTTCAGGATCTACCTTAGGCATGATGGTAGCTAGTTTATCAAGAGGGTTACCTTCGTAAGCAACCCCACTGATGTCATTTTTAGATAGCCAATCACAAGCCGCTTTTAGATCAGCTGTAGAAGCCTCACCTGATTTAATACGAGCAAGGAACTCTTTGGTTACAAGGTTGTGCAGTTCATTGAACTGATCTTCTGTGGCCTTCTTATTAGCCATTTCTCAATACAATTTGATCTAGTTTATTTTCGATGCGGATCATGTGATCCTCCATCTTTTGTAAAGCATTGGCTAGTTCTTGTCGTGGTACATACTTCTCAGCAAGACGCAACTCAATCTCATCGATACGTTTATCAATACGATCCATGCGTGAGTTAGTTCTATTAGTGAGCGAGGCTACACCACCACCGACTCCAATAACAAGGGATGCAACTCCCGTAATAATTGCCTCAACCATTTTCCTTGAGTAGACGTTGTAACTTGGTAGCATATAGTGGATCAGTCGCATATCCTTCTTTTACCAACAGTTGAGCACACTCTTCAGGTGTAGAGGCGCGATTAACACCTTTATAACCTTTGTAATCCTTGTACCAACGATCTACAATGTAGGCAACACAGGCATCAAGAGAAGTAAAATTCTTGAACCAGGCATCTACCTTAATCTCCATACCACCGACAAACTCAGTAGTTGAGACAAGAGTACCTTCACCATCCTTACCTTTAATGCCAAAGTAGTTATTCTTACCAGAGGTATGTTTACCATAGCCACTTTCAAGAGCCCATTGAGCAGCTACTACTTGTGGGAACTTAGCACCTGCCTTAGAAGCGGCAGTAATTACTCCCTTCCAGGTGTTAGTGACAGGAGCGATAGGTTGCGGAGTATTGGTTGGGCGAAAGGTCATGAACCAGCCAGTACCTTTACCTTCGACTTCCCAACGCTTTAGCCAATTAGTCCAGGAATAACTAACGTCCTTACCACCCCTACCAACGGTGACATAGCCGCCATTAACGTTATCCATCTCACCGTATGGATCGTGGAAGACACCATGTTCCCCAGTATCCCCAATCAGAAGCATCCAGTGGCCACCACCAACGGGTTTGGAGACATGACCTTTGTGGAGGATGCCAACAGCGACGGGATAGCCTGCCTTTAGCTCATTGAGTAGAGCTTGTCTTGTTCCTTTTTGGTAAAAAGAAGCAAAGACACCATACTGCTGACAGGCTTTTATTTGACTAGTGGAGAGTGTAGTATCACCGTATTTAAGTACTGTTCTCAAGTAATCATCATCTGCATTACTACCCTTTAATGCATCAGGACGGAGATACTTGATAGCCATAGCGCATGTTGAGCTAAAGCACATCCGATCTCCGTGACCTGTTGCACTATCTGTCTGAGGGTAGTATTGCTTAACTGGCAGCAGTACCATTACTATTTCCCTCTAAAGGTACGGCGAATACGACGAACAGTGTCATCCTCAGTACGTGTCTTACTAAAGTAAGCAGCTGCCATAGAGATAGCCTGAGTGACACTATTAGCTTTACGCTTTTTAGTTACACCAAGGTACTCAGAAGCAATAAAAAGGATGAAGAAAGCAAGTGTCTCATACGACACTTTAATACCAAGAATAGTAATCATGGTTAGTTAAAAATAAGGGTATCATTACCGGAGCCACCAAAGAGTGTATCTCCGGTTATTACAGTGCCACTGGTGACGTTATCAATAACAGGAATAGCGCCGTCAATCGAAGCACCACTTTCCCAGTTATTGAAGCCAGCACTGGTGACATACTCAGCAAGCTGCTCAGTGGTCTCTGTAAGGCTCAGGAAGCCCTCCTTATCGTTGCTCATGGCACGTATTAAGGAACGCCTCTCAAGCACGCTCTGAGGGGCAGCTAGGCCTGTCTCAGAAGCACGGGTGATATACCAGTCACTTTGAGCTAACAGTGAACCGGCAGTAGTTTTAACTTGAGCGGTCCACTGTTCGACAAGTTGAGCGTGGTCCTTTGGATTGCCTACACCCCAATAGAACCGTTGGTCGTACCAAGGCTCATCTGCGGTCTCGGTAATACCAAGTGCTGCCCGTTCCTCTACCGTAGCTAACCGTAGCCAATTAGAAGGGTACTGAGTTCCATCTTCAGTTGTAAATGCCCGATCTGGTGAAAGGGGCTGATTGTTAAGGATAAACATGATTAGTCTTGTTCACTACGAGGGCGGGGTTAGCGTGCGCGGGCGTATTGGAAAGGCGATTCGGCAAAAGCAAATCCGATGAAACTGCCACCAGAGGCGTTCATGTTTGCAAAGCTTGCTCGGATCTTGAATCCGTTACTTAGGACATCAATCAGGGATCCGTTGTCGTATTCGGCGGCGCTGGAGTTGGCAAACATTTCGTTGCGTGCCACGTTGACCGGATCTCGAGCAGTATCAATCAACAACCAAGAGCCTGCAGAGTCCGTTCGCTTCTGAATGATGAAGCGGGGGCGGAAGCCTAGCCATACCATAGGCCCGTCACTTGACCCATTTCCAGAATACGAAAACGCGTTAGCGTACCCGGCTACTGGGGCGAAGCAGTAGGCCACCATACTGTTGCCGGAATCAACAACCTGACCATTCTTCATTCCAAATGTGGTGCTGCTTATGCTCCATCCAGGAGGAGAACCAATGTCCCCTGCCCCAAGTGTGCTGTTCAGCCAGATGACCTTATTGACGCCGAGCGATGCGTGATACGAGCGCCAATCAACAGCGCCGCCTCGGTTTTTTGTGAGAATCAAAGAGGGAGCTACACCTAAACCGTGACCAACCGTAGGGGTGTCTCCAGAACTACCCGTTTGCGTCCACGTAACAATCGATATGCCTGCCGAAGCGTTCGTCCTCCGACTGCTTTGTATGGACCCTGTGTTATCTGTGACGGTGCTGCTGCCGGCGTCCCAGCACCAGGCGGCGTATGTGGCGTTGGTTTCGTTGAAGAAACCGTTGTCCGTGCTTCCAGGTGTTGCAGTAAACCCGTCAGAATTGAAGGCCGAGATGTATCCGTAGATGTTGTTGGTGGATTCTGCACCTGTTGAATCGCTATAAAGTCCCTTTCCAGTGCCGCGAACAGTGTCGTAAAGGTTATGCGAATACGACAGGCTTCTTGACTTCGCCCACACCAGATCTGGACTGAACTGGAGGCCGCTAATTGTTCTAGCGGAGGCAGTGCTTGAGCCAGTCCACAACGCCACATCCATCACCGTCGAAGGCTTCGTGACTAACGGGCTGGGTAACGATGCAGTATTGAGCGCCTTGAAGCCGCTGGGGGCGGTGTAGGCGAAGGGGCGTTGGCCGAAGTTGCAATCCATAACGCCGTATTGGCCGTCGTAACTGATAATCACTGGAACAAGTTCTCTACCGGCGGTGCCACCAATTGTCCCTGTCACTATCTGTGTATTGTTTCGCCTGAAAGTGAATGTATTAGCGTCTAGGTCAACTGCAATAGAAAGTACATCACCACTTGAGAAAGCAGTTCCTCCATCCGTGTTGGATCCTGAGAAGTTTTTGTAGTACCCGTTATCTTGTAACACTAAAGCATCTGTAACTGCATTCATGTTTGTTGTAGAGCCGAAT